AACCTACTCCAAGCGATCTACGTGCCTTTGTAGCAAGTTCTGCTGCAAGGATAGGATACTTCTGATAATCAATCAGTTCTTCAAGTCCACGAACAGACAGATCACAAAGTTCTTCTAGTTCATGATCAGACTTAACTTTACCAACATTAACTGCAGACAAGATGCACAGAGCAATCTCACCTTGTCCGTCGATGTGCTGGAGTGGGTCAGTAGGAAGAGTGATCTCTTGACAGAGATTGCTCATATTCACCTTGTCCTTGAAGGAGGAGTGAGAATTGCAATGGTCCATATTCATGATGTAAATACGACCAGTCTCTGCTCTCTCCTTCAGGAGATCCATAATGAGTTTTTGAGCACCGATAGTTTTGCGTGGAATAGATCCATCAGATTCATAACTTGTATACAAACCATCAAACTCATCAGTGCCAAAAGCATCATACAGACCTGGCACATCGTGAGGTGAGAATAGGGAGATGTCTCCATCTTTGATGAACCGTTCATAGAACAGTTTACTGATTTGAATACTGTAGTCTAGTTTACGGACACGGTTATCTTCCGTACCCTTATTATTTTTTAAGACGATGATGTCTTCGATCTCTTGGTGCCAGATTGGGAAGTGGACAGTCGCGCTTCCGCCTCGAATGCCATTTTGAGTGCAACATCTGACAGTGCTCTCAAATTTTTTGAGGAATGGTACAACACCTGTGTGTTGAACTTCTCCGCCTCGGATTTTAGCGTTGATGCCACGGATTCTGCCTGCGTTGATGCCGATTCCCGCCCTTTGTGCAACGTATCTGCCAATAGCCATATCAGAGCTAAAGATAGAATCGAGGGTGTCATCAACATCAACAAGCACACAGCTAGCAAATTGTCGAAGTGGAGTTCGCACTCCTGCCATGATAGGTGTGGGAATGTTGATTTTGTGCTTGCTGATTGCGTCGTAGTATCTTCGGACATAGTTGAGTCTCGTCTCTTTGGGATAATCCTGGAAGATCGTCAGGGCGATCATCACGTACATAAATTGTGGTGACTCGTAAACCTTTCCAGTGCTGCGATCTTGCACGAGGTACTTGTCAACGACCTGACGTAGACCTGCATAAGTGAACAGGAAGTCACGATGATGATCAATATACGAATTAACTTTTTCAAGTTCATCCTCACTATACTTATCTAGGACTTCTGCATCGTAGATACCACGATTGACACACTCTTTGATGTGGGAAAGAAGACCTGGAAGATCACGCATCTTACCGTACACTGATTTGCGTACAGAGAAGAGCAGAAGACGTGCTGCTACAAACTGATAATTTGGATGGTCCAGATCAATAAGATCACTCGCAGAACGAATCAAGATCTCTTGGATCTCACCAGTGGTAATACCATCATAAAACTGGATACCAGACTGGATCTCAACCTGACTCGCAGAGACCCCTGCAAGACCCTCACAAGCGGCGTCAACCATCTTGTGCATCTTCTCTAGGTCAATGGGTTCAATTTGCCCTGAACGCTTAACTACCTTAATACCGTTGCTCATATTTTTTTCCAGTTTGTAAACTTTAGCTTTGCTTGTAGTCCGCTATAGATATTAGATTCTACCAGATTTTGCACGTCAAGTCCAGACATAACCATGTCATTTATGTCCTTCACATTAATGTGATCTGGCCAAATAACTACTTGATAACCTCTGTCGATGGTTTTACTGATTCTGTTGACAATCTCTCTGTTGCGCGGTTCGTTATCGTAGATATAGACAGGATTGCTAATCCCCCAACGATCAACGTCAGCATCAGCTCCGCACATAGCAATCGAATTGCGAATGAACGTGCTGTCGAAAGGTCCTTCTGTAACGAAGACTGGAGCATCTCTTCCGACTTTATCCAGTCCATAGATTTTTGGTGCGTCATCATCCAGCATCACGGTAATGTATTTAACCTTGCTCGGACCTAGAGATCTCCCTTGATATCCAACAAACTTGTCTTCATAAATCAAAGGAATAATAATCCTTGGTTCATCATAAGTAAGATCATCAAAGGTATGAACTTTAGAGTTAGTCCACTCTTTGAACTTGTCCGTATAATAAAATTTATCAGGATCAAGTTTTCTATCTTCAAGATATTTCTTGGCATCCTGATTTGAGGATGCTTTTGGTAAACCAATCTTCAGGGTCTTCTTAAACTTTGGTTTCTCAAACTCAAACTTAGGTTCTTTGGCAACAAAGTTCTTACCAGTATGACCCTCTTTAAACTTCTCAAGAGTATACTCTTTGTGAAGAGCAGGATCTACTTGCTTCAAAAAATTATTGAATGACAAACTGATTCCACAGTTATGACATTTGTAATTCGTATTCGTCTTTATTCTGTAAAGGTATCCACGCGCTTTATTTTTTGTCTTCTCGGAATCTCCGCAGATAGGGCACCTGAAGTTGTAGAGGTCAGGTTTGACCCTCTTGAATTTTGGCAGGCGACTGGATATTAGGTTGATGAACCTAACGTCAACGAAATCCATATTGTAAGTGTCTATGCTGGGATCTTAACACTCCCAAAACCTACTGTCAACCTCCAGATCCCACAAACAGACAGTCATCATGCTGGTCCACATGTAGACAGAGTTAGATAGTTTTTGGAAGTAATACAGCGAATCTTTATGTCTCTCCATGGTTTGTTATTAAACCATGATTATTTATTTTTGAACGCTAACTTGAGTTGATGCTGGTGTTAATACTTCTATCACTGGCGGGATCACTTGCAGAACTGTCACAAACGTTGCGATGACTGCTGCTGCTCCAACAACAAACTTTGCGTTAGCATCGACTTTCTTCTGCAGTGTAGAGATTCTCTCATGAATTATAGTATTATCCTTCTCATGAGTCTCCTTCATCTCCTCAATCATCTTAAGAATCAATTGATCTGCCCTCTCACTTTCGTCTAGTCTATTCTCATGACGCTCTAAGATAACAGCAATCTTATTACTGTTCTCTGAAATTGTACCAACAGCACGTTCTAACTTGTCCAACATCTCCTTGGACAAGTCTTCATAGATATCTAACTTCGATTCAAGGACTGCTAATTTACCAAGACCGAACGCCATCTTACTGCTTCCAATTCTTGCGAGTATTTCTCTGGAAGATATATCTTTTCTTGTTCTTTTTTCTTACAGGAGGATTATCTCCTGCTTCGGAAGATCCAGCGATCTGACCATTACCCATTGCCATGGTAGGTCCACCCTCCTCTTTAAGAGTCCTCACAATATTAATGATCTTATCAAGAGGATTCATTCTTGTATACCTTTCTTAACTCGGACAGACAGTGAATATCAACTGGGATGTCATGAATATATGTTTTAGGGTACTCTGGAAGACGATTCAAAAAGATAATAAAAGTCTTCATAACATCCCACAGATCTCTCTCTATTTTGTAGAAGAGCATTGGCGTTGCTGCTTCTCCAAATATATTATACAGAACTATAAAATGGTTTATAAGCAAGTGGGTCTTTAGTTGACCCGTATTGCGATACCTCTTCAGCAATCTCTTTATATACTTAAAGTGATTTAAGTCTTTATCAAAATCCTCTTTTGTTACCGCTTGAGGATTCTCATAATTTTTTATTGCAAAGAGAAGGAAGTTATCTTCATTCAACTCATTAAATTGCATAATCTATATCATATATCAACCCAGTGGATCAGCGTCATATACAGGAGCGTTACCAGTTGTGATGCCAGACATCGCAACAAGAACTTCCTTCTTGACTCTTAATTCTCCATGCTGGTCAACATAGGTTGTAACACCAACCCAACCACCATGATCTACAGCGTACTTAGTTGTAGTTGTAGCGTCTACGCCTTCAGCAGCAACACCGTATACAACCTTGTCCTCTGTTCCAGAAGCACCTTCGCTGAAGGTGACATCACCGATAGAGCTGACAGGGCACTGCGAGACGGTGAACGAAGTAGCAGCAATTGCTACGCCACTGAGTCCTGCGGTAGAACCAATTGTTAATTGAGTTGTGCTTGCGATGCTAACGATTACAGCATCACCAAAATAAGTACCACTGCGATCACCGAATCTGATCACATCACCTTCCTGAGCACTACCTGCATCGCCAAATGCAGTGTTGGATCCAGTACAGATACCAGTTGCGTAGTTCAGGGTGACTGTTCCTGCAGAGGTTACGTTATCACTATTTCCCCAGAGTGCCATGTCTTACTGTCCGTAAAATTCAGTTACCTTTTTTTATTTATAAAAACCATCCCGTACAAGAGAGGGGAGCAATGCTCCCCTGGGATCAATTATCAGCGAGCTTTCATCGCCTCGGTTACCTTCGCAAGTAACCTATCATCCATGTCTGTCTTGGTCAATTTAACCGCTTTGCCCAGGATGATCAGGCAAATTTCAATCAGTTTTTCGCCAAGTTCCTCGTTGTCGGGGATCTTAGCAACTGCGTCTACAATAATTTTTTGTGCTAATGGAAGAAGAAATGCAAGCATAATGTCCTCAGTCTGCCGTACAGACTATATAGCAGACTTAAGGATTTTTTAATCAGTCAGATTCACCAGCCCTTGGTCTGTATGGATTAGGTTTAGGTGCTCTCTTTTGAGCAAGTCTGTTTTTAATTCTATCAACAGGCGTTACACCTTTGTAACCCTTTGCGCCCTTCTCCTTCTTCTTACCTTGCGGTGGAATAGCATTCTTTCTAGAAGACATCATACCACCAGTCTTACGCATTTCGCGACTGACTTTATCAAAGGCACTATCACCAGATCTGGTGCCACCCTTCTCAGACGGATTACCAGTCTTGAAGTCTTTACCAGTCTCTTTAGCGTAACGAGTACGCTCATCTAACTCAGACTCTTCCTTAGCAATAGAACGAATTCTGGCATTGAGTGCCTTCTCATCCTTCCTTGCTTGAATCTTTGCCTGACCAGCAGATGCTCTGGTAGTCTCCATTTCAGCTCTTGCATTCTGCATTTGCTGACGCTCAGTATCTTGCTGCTTTGCCCTGAGCGAGGAAGCACTAGGTTGTGCCGCCTCGCCTACTGCTTTTTTGCTTTATCAGCAGCAATCTTCTTCTGTTGCCACTTGTCAAGAATGTGATCGTGACGAGTTCCCTTGGCACGCTCACCTTCTCTGAACTTTTTGAAGTCAGCAACACGCTTATCTTTCTTTGCAGTCTCGGCATCTTTTGCTGCCTTCTGCTTAGCGATTCTCTCTTTATTCAAGCGATCAATTCTCTCATAAGGTTTTTCCTCATGAACAGTTTCTTCTTTCTTCAGTGCTGCCTTACGAATAGCTAACTCATCACGATCAGCTTTAGTCATTTTGCCCTGCATCTTTTGACGTTCACCTGGTTTAGCAGGTTTACCTTGACCTTTGAATGAACGGTGGGAGTATGCAGCACCACTATGCTTGGAATCACCAGAGATTTGCTTGCCAGCATCAGAACGAGAGTCCATATACTCTTTATCTGACTGACCATGCTTACCCTTGTAGACCTCATCTACTTCAACTTCTTCAACTTCAAGAACTTCGCCACCGAGTTTACCGATGCCCTCTTTGAGATCAGGATGAATCTCAATCTTGTTCTTTACGTTCTTCTCAGTGATCTTTTTTTGCTTTTCTTCTCCAGCAACTTCAACCATGGTCTCTTCTTCAAGACCAAGTTCTGCCTTCCAGTTAGAGAACTCTTCTTTTTTAGTCTTAGCAATTGCCTTACCAATTGCCTTACGGCGCTTCATAAGGTACTTGTCGGAAGAATCCTTCTTACCGTCATTGTTTACATCGCCGTCTTCCTGACCCACTGGATCAAGTTTGCCAGACTTCTTCTTAGATTTCTTCTTCTTATCATCCTCACCCTCATAAGCATCACCATGATCCGTAGGAGTTACGGATGAGATCTGAGGATTTGCTCTTAACTCATGCTTCTTCTTAGCATCAGCAAATCTTACATACCCCTTAGCATCGCCATATCCCTTCTTAGGAATTACGCGAACCTTCTCCTTACCCTTATCTCTTGCTTCTTCAAGATCACCTTCAACCTCAACAGACTCCGCTTTAGTTGCTTTAAACAGCATTGCTTTTGCTGCATCCTTAACAGGAGCAGAAGCTTTAGAGTTCTGCAGAGACTGAGTAAATGCTCTCTCTAGAGGAATACCTTCTCTTCTTGCTTTATATCTGGTGTCATAAGCAAGTTGTCTTGCTGCCTTCTGGATGTTATCCCCGCCACCACCAGCATCATCCTTCTTCTCATCGTCGCCTGATCCGCTGGAAGATGCAGAAGACTTATCTAATTGAGGTTTAATCTTTGCTTCCATCTCCGTGAGGTAGACCTCATGAAGATCAGAGACAACATGCTTAAGGTTTGCCATTACTCTAGTGCTTCTTTTTTGCCTTGTATTTATTTATGAAATTCCTGATTTTCTTTGTTCCAGTCATTCTCATAGCATACTCTCTATGAGCATCCGTTCCGACTAGTCTTTGATCGGCAGGAACCCCCGATACTTCAGTCCATTCACGAACATCTCTAATCCAAGACTTAAACATAACATCTTCAGATGTTACACAGATAAGATGATTTGTACCTCTACGGACAATCTTTCCAATCTGATCTGTCTTAATGTTATGAACAAAAGATCCTTCACAAAAAATCTCACCAGCAATATACTTTTCTCTAAGTTCTTGCTCTTGTTCGCGAGTAAGTTGTTCAGGAACTTCAGTAGTTACACTATTTTTTGTCTTCTTTTTAGTAGAAGTTTGTGTTGCTACTGGTCTTTGATTATTTGAAGTTCTCTTTTGTGGTGGATCAGGTTCTCCAATAATTTGATTTTGATTGTAGAACTTTAGTTTACCACCAACGTTCTTCGCAATGAACTCTCCAGTTTTTTTGTGATGGAAAGATCCATGTCCATCAGGCACCAAACCAAGTCTCTTACCTTGAATGGAGGCAAGAGATCTTGTTTCGTCAATGTATTGCGAAAACTTCTTCATATCTGTCAGGATATAATAATATTTATAATTGTATCAAGTTAATCTTTCCAGATCTTCCTGGAGTTTTGCGTTCAAATACTCATCAAGATTTTTGAACTTAGTTCTCTTAAGAACTTTAGTCACTAAGTCTTTTGTTAATGGAAGAGTTACGCTAGTCTTGTATTCTTTGGCCATTACAATATGCCAGACTTTCTATATTTAGCATCAACAATATAGTCTATACAAACAACAGCACGAGGATTATCTCCAAGGTTCTCAACTCTATGCCGTGATTGTGGATGAAAGATGTAGAACTCTTTGTTCTTCATTATTTTTGTCTCTACACTATAGTCATCATTCAGAATTTGAATACACGATCCTTCGCTAACATCCATACCCCAAATTATTCTGAGTAACTGAACTCCAGGTATATAATCCTTATCAATATGCCAGTTCAACGACTGTCCTGGGTCCAATACATTGATAGCACAAACATCAGTAAATCCGATTTGATCAAGAACTGATGTAAGTGTTGGAAGTTTTCTTGTGTTTAGTGTATATAATTTCTGCTCAGCAAAAAGGGGTGCGATGTGCCACCCCAACTTATCAGACTTCAAGCGTGCTTTGTAATAAGTATCATATCCAATCGGATAACCTTGCTTGAACTTACTGATGTAATAATTTTGTTCGTTTGTAAAATCTCTAAATTCCAACTCATAGATATTATCATGATACTCTTTTAGAATAGTATCATGATACGTATTCAATAGAGATAACTTTGTACTAATATCTTGAGTTGGAATAAAGTTAGACATCACTCTTTAGTTGCTTCTTCAATAGCAGCATCAAGGACAACAATTGCTTCTCGAATCTCAATGGTTCTTTGAGATGGGAACTCATAACTGTCTTGCGCTGTAGAACGGAACAATGCTTCACGCACTGCTGCTGCTTGACGTAATTCCATTTCAATGCTAATCATTTCCAACCTCCTTTTAGAACCCACTCGTCGTGGTATTGATTTTTCCAAGAACTGCTGATTCCGTAGGATGGTTGAATTACTTGCTCAATGTACCTACGATTTTCTCTGGCGATATTTAGACTCTCCGCCTCAAGAGTTTTAACTCTTCCGTCTATTTGTGAGGACCACCAGACAGCACCCGCACCCTGAACCAACAGGAAAGATACGATAGCAAAGGGGACTTTAAAGTCATTCACAGATCCCCCTCCACACGATTTTCAGAACGCTCAATGCTAAATGCACCTTCAGGATAACGAGCACTGAGTTTTTCAAAGTTCATTTGAATAACTTCTTCAATACTGATATCGAGTGCCATACATGCCTGAGACATATACCACATGATGTCACCCAACTCACGCTTCATGTGGAATGCATTCTCTTCGTTGTAAGGTTTGCCTTGGAAGACAATCTTCTTAACGACTTCAGTGAACTCACCTGCTTCAGCAGACAGACCAAAAGCAGCAGTCATCAGTTGAGTGACATTACAGTCATTTGCCTCAAGTTGAGACAGTCGAGCAGACAGAACAGGGTAATCCAGACTAGGAGCACTGGTGGTTTGCTTGACGAACTCGACGTACTTTTGAGTATCAACGGACATAATTTTAATTTGATTTACTAGTAGTTTACTTTAAAACTGGTCAATTGTCTATCCAATAGGAATATTGAATGACATTATTTTTCTTGGTTTGTCTGATTGTTGAACCCTGCACTCATGACCAAGCATTGCTGGGAACAGAATAATATCACCTTCCTGAACGTCTGTCAAGCTCAAATTTTCTATTCTCCCAAAAAATGGATCTGGGAATGGGCAACAAAAGGTTGTTGATGTATGCTGCTCTGGGTCAAATTCAACGTGAAGAACAGCAGACATATTACCTATTCCATGATTATGAAGCGAATGGTAATCACCCCTATTATATGTCTGTGACCAAAGTTGCCACTCTTCTGGTCCTTTAAATGGTAATGGTATTTTAGATCTTATTTCATTAAAATCACTCTCTAAAAGAGAATACCACTCATCAAAGTAAGATGCTCTTCCATTACTAGTAAAGTAATCTGTATCACATTCATTCCATGCACTATGAGATTTATCAATCATCTCAAGAAGTTTTGGTTTTTTACTTTCCCAATCTAATATAGAATACTTTACAATCTTTATGGAAAATATATCTCTAACTCCTAGCATGGATCAAATAATTTAATTGGAATATTGAATGATATAATCTTCCTCTTTTTTTCAGAGAGGGTTGCTCTAGCTTCATGAAGAAGCGTTCCAGGGAAGAACAAAATATCTCCTTCATTAACTTGCGCTGTTACGTCAGCAACTGTTCCAATAAGTGGTTCCACAAAAGGAGCATAGAATGTTGTTCCACCATGTTCCATTGGATCAAGATCCAAGTATAAAACTGCAGACAAGACAGCATTTCCATGATTGTGAGGACCATGGAATTCATTTCCACTATACTCTTGTGACCACAAATGCCAAAATTCTTTTGGATGGTACTGTAGTCCAAGGTGCGGAAGAACATTATCCAGATCATTTTTCATGATCGAATACCACTCATCAAAATAGGGTGCTCTACCATCAGATGTATAAAAATCTGTGGAGCACATATGCCATTCATACTCCACACTGTCCAACATTTTGACCAGTTTTGCTTTCTTCTCTTCCCAATTTGGAACAGAATATCTAAACGAAGATATCTCAAATAGTGTTATTTTGCTTAGCGTCATGATCTGCTTTACCTCTAGTATTACCGTAGTAAATTACTTCTAATGGTTCATCATCGGGTGCCTTAAACTTTCTCCAAGGATCAACAATAACACTACCAAATGGGAAGTCACAGTAAACTTCATCTCCAGTATTCTGCTTATCCCAATACCTATAAGTTGTACTCACACTATGAGCAAGTAAGAAGACTGCTGGACCACTCCACTTATCACCAGTATATGGATCAACATATCTAACTCTCTCACCAAGCTGTTCGATATAATGACCAACTAGAAGACTGTAACTACCATCAACGTAAGGCACTTTGGGTTTGTATGCTTTACCATGAATAACAATAGGAGTTCTACAGGTCTCTGACAGTTTAACCAGAAACTCAGCAAGATTTTTTGCCTGTTGTTCTCTAGATCGCATTACAGACTCAAAAATATCATATCCCAAATCTAACTTTTGAGACAAATACCTAAGTGCAATATTATCTCTAGGGTGACATGCTCCACCATCACCCATTCCTGCCTTCATGTATGCAGGACTAATGATTCTAGTAGATGCGCTAGTGAGAGCATTGGTTACAACATCAACGTCAATGTTCCCTTGACGTTCTGCAACGTCTTGAATCATATTTACAAAAGAGATTTTACTACTAATGAATGTATTGTAAAAAACTTTAACACATTCCATTTCTTCATAAGTTCCAGTAACAAACTTACTTAAAAATTCTGGGTCATTTTCAGATACATTTCTCTCACAATCAGTATCTCTTTTTTTACCCCTAGGTATAATCTCAGTACATTCTAGATATAATCTAAGTAATGATCTAAACAAAATATTATCAGTTGATAGACCATTCTCAGTCCCAATCATTATCATCTCTGGGTTTTTAAAATCCTCCTTTACCGTACCCATAGCAATAAGATATGGATTGTAAATAAGAGTACAATTAGGCACCAAAGGAAGAAGTTGCTCTCTAATAGTTCCAGGAAGAACGGTAGAAATCAAAACTACCTGCTGATGGGATGATGCATACTTATTAACTTCAGTAAGAACTTCCTTAAGTATAGTGTAATCAAAGTCCTTTGGTTCCAAATCCATACATGGAAGACTACCATCATACTCTTCACTATGAGGTGTAGGAACAGCAATAAAAACTATAGAAGACCTTTGAACAACACTCTTGATTGTTTTATAATACTTTCTAGATCCACCTCCTTTATTCGTTGCTGAAGAAATATTTTTTCCACCAGCAATGTCATAAGCGAATACTTCATTACCAGATTCAGCCATTGCTTCTGATACTGGTCCTCCGAGTTTACCTGTACCAATAAATCCTATTTTCATCCTCTCTCCAAATCTAGTGTTACACAGTGGAATCCTCCACTAAGAGTTCTTTGATGCCTCATTGGAAGCATAGCACACTCTATACCATATGTTTCTAATACTTTTCTAGTTGGATGCTGATGTTCTTCAAGTGCAACCAAGTCTGGTGACACACTGAACAAATTCATGTTACACCACTCCGAAGCATTATTATACCCAGGATAATATCCAATGTCAATAGGATCTGGTGCCTCAATAACATCCCAAGTATTAAATGGATATGGTAACTGGTTTTTAGGATCAGTAACCCTAGTTGGATTGACCATCAATAATCCTTCTCGCAAAAATGCAATGGTAGTATCTATATGAACATAAGTGTAGATATCTTTTACAACTGATACATGTGCATCAGAATTCAAAAGCACTTGAAGGAGATGTGCTCCTGCAGCATTACCACTATTTGATTGTAAATAAAGAACATCTTCATTTGCTCTGATCGCATTAGCAGCATCAAAAGCTGGTGTAACTTCTGTCAGAGCAAGAATGTCTGGATTACCAACGCAGCGAGAATTGTAAAGTCCATCATGATATGAACATGGCATCTCCACAACATTTTTAAGATGATGCTTGAATGATCTCCAATTACCTGCTCTTGATCTTAGTGGTTGTGGAGTTGCTACAACAAGATCATTGTGAATAAACACAGAATCTCTAGGACAATAATTATAGTATTCTGTTGGTTCTCTATTTGGTCTTAGAACTTCTACACTCTCTCCTCTCAAGAAATCACAAAAAATCTCTAGATCTTCATTTGCCTCATCAATAACCTGCTGAGGATATGGTCCAGTTTTGACTGTTGACACATCCTCTCGATCTGCATAATTAATTGTCCTGAGACTTTTATCCATCTCGGGTATCTGAGCAAAGTCTGCAACTCCAACAATTACTTTTTTAAGTTGATCCCACTCATTTTTAGAATTTATCATTACTCAGTTCAGGTGTAGATAATTTAGAAGTAGTAAGTATTATCATTTCGCGATCATTTGGTTTTCCATATGTGAAGAAGTCATCCAAAGAAAAATTAAGGTGCTTTGTCATCCACCACCAATAATATGCATGTCTTGAATTATCATGATGCAATCTATTTATTTCAAGACCATGTTCTGTGCTAGTTAACTTTGTGTTTGTTGTAATAAGAGGAATGCAATATGTTTTGCCAGTGTGACCCACAAAATAATCCACAGTAGTTGAACTGTTACTAAAGTCAAGTATTGCAGTCTTGCAATCAAATCTATACTTATCGTTGTAGCAATGAAGAGATAAAATCTTCTCAACATAATCTCTCCGCAAAAGAACTGGACCAAAATAAGAATGCCTGAGTTTAGGATGAAGGAAGAATGGTATGAACTCTGTTGATTCAAATCCCAATTGAATACAATCCCAGTCATATGGCAATCGGGACATCAGGTAGTCCCAATCAAAGTTCCAATATTCAAATAAAGTTAAATCATAATCATCTTCCATGAGAAGAAGATAGTCATCTTCACTCGTATTGATCCAATTTTTCATAAACTCTAAATGAGTTACTGCATTGCCAAGAGCGTATGCTGGTATTCCAGTAACTGATCCAACAACATAGTCCTTTGCCCAATCATTAATAGTTGATGCTAGGAACTTTGAACCAGACACTCTAGTAGAAGGCAACTTCCAATAATCAAATTGGTCTTCCATATAATCTCTACGATCAGTTCGATTATCGAGATTAGTATAGTAAATGTGTGGGAAGTTCTTTAGTTTATTTTTTAAGTTCATTTCAAGTACGACCAAACTCTTTTAATCATTCCTTTGTCGTTTGGTTTGCCATAAGTAAATATATCTTCCATACCATGTCTCTTCTTATCATTTCTCCACCAATCATAGTGTGCTAATCTACACCCCTTAACTAGTTGATACTTTTTGGATGTTTTAACAAAGAAGTCAGTATGACTTGGGAACATTGGAAGACAATATGTTTTACCACAATGTCCTATAAAATAATCTGGGGTTCCAGAATGAAGTCCAAAACTTTTATTTGCACTAAAGTTTGACAAATCATATTTACCATCAACACAATGGAGTTTGATCAACTTCCTAACATACCTCCTATTAAGAAGAGCGGTGTTAAAGGTATGCGCTGGCATTATTTGATGAAGATAAAATGGAATATAGTTTATATTCTCAAATCCCATCATAAAACAATCCCAATCATAAGGAAGTTTACTCATCAAAAACTCCCAGTCAAAATGGAAGTATTGAACTAATCCAAAATCTATCGTATCCCTACTTATTATTAATGACTCTTCTTCAGTATTCTCATACCAGTCTTTCAAAGACTCAAGAATAGTTATCGAATATGCTGCTGTAGCAATTGGAAGTTTATACTTGGATCTATTTAACAATAGATCTTTCCATTCACTTACATTAGCATTAGTATACTTAGAAGTAGATATCCTCTTATAATTCTTTACCTTCAGATTAATAAGATTCCTCTCCATGTGTTTCTTCAATGGAGTGTTTGTATCTGAGTTAAAATAATAGAAGGTAGGAACCCCAGCAAACTTATCGTATAAATTCATGATTTCCTAAAATATTCAAGGTATGATTCCCCATATAATTTATATGACTTCCCAGTCATATCATATGTACGGAATTTACGAGGTTTTAATATCATATCATTATGTTTACTACTCCCATAACTAAAAAATTCATCTAAAGAGTACCTATCACATTCATGCTGCCAATAGTAATAATAGGTGTTCCTAGCAAGGATGTCACCTTCACTTCGATAAAACTTTTGAATTATACTATTGTTTTCAAAACTACCAAAGTTTGCATTAACAGTGATCAAAGGAAGACAATATGTCCTACCAGTATGAACCATAAAGTAATCTACTGTTCCAGATCCAGCAACATCAGCTTGTCTGTTCCAAGCAGCATTGGCGACAGTATTAACTAGTTTATACTTATCACCAACACAGTGCAGATCTAATATCTTTTCAACAAAAGACCTTTTTAGAAGAACTGGTCCAAAATCATGTGCAGGTTCAATAGGATGCAAATGAAATCTAATACCATCTGGGTTCTCAAAACCCATCAAGAGACAATCCCAATCATAAGGTAATCTCTCGATTATAGTGTGCCAATCAAACGTCCAGTAGTCAACTAATCTAAGATCATAATCATCTTCCATAAGAACAACATAAGGATCTTTAGATTCCTTATACCAGGTCTTCAAGAAGTCTAGATGACTAATCGCATTTGCAGCAATAGGAACTAAAAGTTTATAGTCGTCAATATCCTTAATAAGATGCTTCCACTTAGAACTCTCTGAAGCAAGATACTTAGTACCAGAGATACGTTCATATTCAATATCAAAACATTCAAATTGTTCAACCATCCAGTTACGTCTATCTTTCCTATTATCAAGATTGAAGAAGTGAACTTTTGGGAATCCTCTCAACTTATAATTTAGATCCATATCATTATGCCCTCAACATCATCCATGTAAACTTCTGGTCTATCGCCTTGAGTGTCGAACAAGACTTCCATCTTCCACTCGTCATCACCTTTATTATAATGAAAGAACTCAAAATTTGAGAACTTCTGAGACTTATATTGCCACCAGTATTTAATTGCATCGGATCCAACTCCTTCCCTAAGATTCAAGTTGGGTGAATTTTTTAATCCAAATACGGGAAGGGTATATGTCACACCAATATCAAAAAAGAATGTATCCAAAGACCCATAATCAGTAAACAATATAGACTTGTTTGGAGATTTATATGAGATCTTATACTTTTTATCCAAAAAGTGAAACTGTTTCAATCTTTTTGCAAATGTTCTACTAATCATAAAACACCGCTGAGATTTATTTGTGGGCACCCAGGGATGAAGATGCATCTTAATTGATCGTGTAGACGATGCATATAATTGAATACAATCCCAATTGTATGGAAGATGGTGCTCTAAAAACTTCCAATCAAACATCCAACTATTAACTATAGAAAGATCAAGACAATCGTCTGTAAATATACAAGTCTCTGATGATTCCGAATCATACCACTCAATGATAGCGTCTATGAGATTTATAGAGTAAGAGATCTCATCTGGAGTTCTCATTAGTTCATCATCAAGAACCATATTTTTCCAGTCATAATAAGTATGCTCATGATACTTATTAGAATGTCTCTGGTAGTCTTCAATACCCCACAAACTAAATTGATTCTCCATAGACTCTTTAGCATCTAAATCAGAATCATTATTCCTATAGATGATTTTAGGAAGTCCTTCCAACTTTGATGGAGAGTAATCAGTATTAAGTTCTAATTTTAATTCATCTGTCATGGTGCTACATGATCATATCGTGGTAACTGAATCAACATTGACTCGTGAATTGCTCCACCCCAAGATAAAATATCTTCCGCTGAATATCTAGCACTCTTCTCTTCCCACCACTTTTTAATGCATGAAGTGGCAAGAATATCATATATCTTATTGTGATAAACAGCGATAATAGGATCATAATCTGAATCTGTTTGCTGCTTATTGTCTTGTGCTATTGCTAGTTTAGGATCAAGAGTTAGAAGAGGTAGAGAATACGATTTACCAACCTGATAAATTAAAAAATCATCACTACTATAAGATTCTCTAGGAACTTGAAGATCTCTTAGACTTTGATCTAACTTAAACGACCCATCTGGTTGAAGATGAATCTTCATCAACTTCTCAACAAAGGATCTATTGATCATAAAGATAGCAGCAGATGAACTGTGCCACTGCCTTGGATTAAGGTGCATCTTTATATGATGATCATGACAATGATAAAACTGTACTATCTCCCAGTTATATGGAAGACTCTTAACCACAGTCTCCCAATCAAACGGCCAATACTCTACAAGATCAAAGCATAGATCATCTTGTATGATCATCAAAGTCTCAGATATACCAGACTCATACCACTCAATCATCATTGTAAATTCATTCATTACAATAGATGCATCGGAGGGAGCAAGCAGCATCAAGTCCAACTTATGCCCCCACTGATCAATCTTGTCAGTAGAAAACCTAGAAGCGGACCACCGAGTAAAATCGGTGATCCCCCACTTTTTGAATTGACCTTCAATATGTTCCTTCCTATCAGTTCTATGATCTAGATTAAGATACATGATGGGAGGAAGTCCCTTCAGTTTATTCATTTAAATACTCCCATATCAGGAAGACATGGATAATCTTTATAACTCATCGCAAGAGGGAATGCATCCTTTACTTCTTCAAATACTTCAAGTCCCTTCTTTGCAGTCTCTGGAGTCATATAATAATGATATCCCATCACAGTAATGTCTTGATCACCCCAAGGAACATACTTCTTACGTCCATCATATGCCATCATTCGCAACTGTTCCGCAGCGTACTCATCATCTGTCAAAATCATTCCACCTCTACCCAAAGAGAGGTGCTTCCGATATTGAAAACTCAA